TAAACAATAGAAGGATTGCTTTCTCGCAGTATGGGCAATAGTTAGCAGTATAAATTTTAATCATCTTCTACTCTCCTCATAAAAATTGGAGTCCCCTCGCCATAGTATGCATTCACAACATTAAATTCCATCCACTCAATCGCATCTTCATACGACATACCTTGTTCCATAAATATTTCAACACACTTATCATAATCATAAATAAGAACTGGCTCTTTCGGAAACTGTTGGCCGTAACCTAGTATTGCCTCGTCGAGGCCGTCAGCTATGAGAGCGCTTGGATTCAAATCTGCTATTTCCTCTTTTACTAGACTCATTCTTTTTTCCTTTAGGCCTGTAAGGCATTCTATCTTATAATTACCGTCTTGTTCTATGAGAGCCTGCACGGTAAAAAACTTACACAACGCATCCCAATTTCTGGGTGTAGACTCTTTCACTTTCGTTTTAAGATGCCTCTCTACCCACCTCCTACGTTTCCATGCTTGAAGTCGAGATACATCTTTAAGTTTAGGTATCACTACTATATCCGATTCTGTCTTAATAAACAAGGTTTGTTTCATTTTTTTTACTATTAATAAAATCTTCTAAAATTTTAACTAAACATATCTCTTGCTCCTTAGTCATAGCGCGAACATCACTACTCTCCATAACATGACCAGGATAATTGTTATTATAATCCCAATAATGAAGTTTGCCTGAATAAGTTGTTCGGTAAACAAGCTTAACCCTGCCTTCATCTATATTATCTGGATATTTGAAGCCATAGCGCCTTAAAGTGTTCGCCCCAAACCTACAATATAAGCCATTTACAATGTACAATTCATACTCTGGGGTGGTAAACGGCGTATACGTTCTAATTGTTACCATTAGCTCATCCAGCTTCATTCTTTGCCTTTCGATATGCCCCGACAGCTACCGGCCATAAATCTTCTGCGATGTCCAAACAAGCTTCTGCCACTTTCTGGATTTCCCATTGAGCGCCCTCATGGGTACGAAGGTCAATGAATTTTAACAGGTTGTTTAGGTTGACTGTGCCGTAATATTCGGTATACATGTTTTGTGGCAGCACTCCACGGGCTTGCTCACGACATACACCTGCTTCAATTAAACCATTATAGAGGTCCATAGAATCTCTGTGATGTTTGTTTAATAAAAAAGATGCGCTATCTTCTCTTTTGTATAATTCAACGTTAGACGGTCTATTAATCATGACCGGTGGGTCAATTAATTCTTCAGCATTTGATGCTTGGCGATTAGACTTGTGCTGAGTCCGAAACTCATTTGGCTGATAAAACTGGATGTTTACATCAGTGTAACGACGAGATATTTCGTTGTAGCTCCAAGTGCGATGACGATGATGCTGACTCCTAACAAACAAAGGAACCACAAAACGTAGAGTAACAACGTTGTGCTCAAACGTAGAAGTGTGTCTGTGTCTAACCAAGTAGTTAACCAGTTTTTCATCTTTTTCATCTATCGTTTCCTTATGCTTCCCAAAGCTAACGCGGGCACTATTAACGATAGTGAGATCAGTACCCATGTAGTCCACGAGGTCAACGCGGCCAATTCCGTCTCTATAGACATGTATACTCCTTAAGGGCTTTTCTTCGAAGGGTGCTGCCCGTGGCACCGTTACTTTAAAATCGTGGTGTGGATTATGTTTTGGATCCCTTCCATCACTCATTCTGGCTCCACAACAGCCATGATGTGGCCTCTCTCAATAAGATAAAACTGTTGATCAACAACGTCGATTTCTCGTATGATATGGGATGGTACTATAAGAACGTCTCCAAATTTATAGTCACCCAGAGGGTCACGTTTCATTGACACAGCCTTGTACGGTTTCTCAGCGGGCCTATAGTCCTCTGGAAGTGCTACAAGACTTTCTTTCTCTTCTTTTTTGTCAAAAGAAAGATCTACCTCGATCCAATTATTTTTAGGTTCTAAAATCATTATTACTCCGTGTTTGTCCATTTATATTATCACATATTGATGATAACGTCAAGTCACTTTATCTCACAGGCTCCACCAGCACACGCCAATTCTCCCTGCAAATCAGTATCGTCCTGCATCTCTACAATACCTGAGAGTTCGACATCGACTAAATCTTTCAACATCTGTTCATATACTTCTTGAGTGCAGTCTTCAAAAGGAGCCTGGATATACGTCCCGCCATCGTAAGGCAATACAGACAAACCATTGTAATAGTTTCTGTTCTCCCACATCCAGTCGCCAACACGATCCCATTCATCTTCTTTTATAGTAACTGTGGCTGACACATTGTGAGTATTTTGGCCCTTACGGTGGCCCTCTTTAATCCAGTTAGTGCTGAACCGTTTGACTCTTTCGAGTAGTTCTAAGGCGCTTTCAGAGCGTAATATAGAACCCTCCGGTGCCTTCTGCGGCACCTGGATCACAGCAGTATCGTGTGGGCGGAAATATTCATCCTCGACCAGTCCAGAATGGTAGTTATTTAAATGAGTATAGATGGCCTCATTCTTACCGACCCTAACTCTTCGAATGTAGTATGGCGCATGCCAAGCATGAATACCTGAGGATGTCCCAAGCGTAAGACTAGTGGTCCCAGCAGGCTTTATACAGGTTGTTCTAGCTGCTGGATTAATACCAATCAAGGCAGCGGCCCTTGCGTTCTCTTCTTTAACTACGTCCGCTGCTTCAGAAGTATCTAAATCCAGCACTTTACCAGATGCAATACCAGTCATCGAAACACCAATTAGTGCGTCCTTCTCGGTAGTGCGTTGCCAAACGGGCCTTAAATAATGGAAATCAGTATACGAGGCCTGGAGGGTTCCGATGAACGTAGCCGCTCGGACACGGTCGTTTAGATCTCCTTGATCTTGTACGTTAGATACATTCACTTCGGTTAGGTTACAGAATTGGAAAGGGCGCAGAGCAATCTCGCAGCATGGATTAGTTCCCCAGTCTTTATCATATGTAAAATAAAAACCTGGTTCGCCAGCACCAGACGCCCTGACCCTTTCCCAGAGATCCTTAAAGAAATCTTCTGTTACAATGTGGCGCATTAACACAATTGAATTGTTGGCTCGTCCTCTCTGTGGATTGTTCTCCCACCAACTTCCTGTCTTGGCAGCGATCATTTCATCATCGTCAGCCGAGAACAAGGAGATAAGAGCGGCACGTCGAATGCCACCGGCCAGCACTGCGTCTGCTATGTGGCAGATCATGTCGTGGACTTCAATTGGTCTTAGCTTATCGCCATTTTCTTTTGCTTCTAGGATGCCTTCAAGTTTAACCAAACATTCTTTGAGAGGTTGTGGTCCGGGGGCTTTACCACCCGATGTTACCAGCCTGCTACCTTTAGGCCTAATGTCCGAAAAATCGAACCGTAACTTAGAAGTTCCACGGAAGTAGGACATTACAAGAGCTTTAACGGCATCAGCCCAGCCCTCAATAGAATCCCCCACTAAGAAACGGTAAGTCCTCTTACCGTTGGGTTTTAGTATTTGTGGCAGCTTTTCTACATGGTGTGCTTGTACCGAGTACCCAACACCAGTGCCCCCCAGTAGGAGAAACATAATTTCTCCAAAAGCTCTAACGTCATCAGCCGGCAAATAAGCACAGTTGAAGACTCTATTAGGAGCAACCTCAATTGGTTTACCCCCAAACTGCATCGAACGCATAGAAGGGAGAACCTTCTTATCATAAACAAACTGGTACGCCTTTTCGATTTCTTCCTTTAGATTAGGATACTTTCTAATATGCATCTCTTTGTTTCTAGTAACAAGCTCTTCGTATGTCTCTCTACGATACTTCTCTGGTAAGTACCGTGCATATTTCATGTAGACTGTGATGTCTGACAATATTCTTGAGGCGATCTCCATTTTATATACTCTCCCTTTGTTGTTTCTTAAACTTTTGATATTTCTCTTTCAATACATCCGATTGGCTCTTAGCTGTAAGTTCACTTTCTTCCTCGTCACTAGGTGGCAGTACGCGAATCTTAACATTGCTAGTGTCCATAAAGATGGGATATACAAGCCCATCCGGGCCATTTCGGTTTTTGGCCACATAAATTCTACCTGAGTTTGCGCTCTTATCTTCCATGGTCCTAGAGACGGTAAAGATGAAATCAGCAACAAAACATTTGTTAAAGGCTTCTGAAATAGACTCCATGGTTATCACCTCCGCGTTGAGACCCGACCGGTTTGTTTGCGAGGCGGTCCAGACTGGGCACTTAAATTCTTGTGCTATCGCTCGCATCTCTTCGTAAATAGACTCCAATTCATTACGCTTCTCTTTTCTTACCGTAACTGGTCGTAAAAGATCTCCGTAGTCAATTATAATAAGTCCCGGATCTATGCCACGGTTAATAAGCTTCTCAAGATGATTCCTGATTGTTCTGGTGGAAGCTGACTTAGTTGGGTATTCTTTAACAATAAGTTTGCCCTTGACATCCTCTACTTTTTCATAAATCAATTCCTTAAAAGAGAATAGGTCACCAAGTGGAACTCCGGTAATACAACTATCATACCTAGAAGCTATGGTGGTATCACTAAGTTCTAGTGTATAGTGTATAACATTTACACCCTTCATCAACGCGGCTGCCCCCAAGTGAGTCAAAACCATTGACTTACCAGCGCCGGTTGGTGCCACTACCACACCCAATTCACCCTGACCAAGACCATCCTTAGAGATTTTGTCTACCTCGCCCCAGCCTGTTGTTATAGGGTTGCGAGCTTTCAACTCAAACCTTTTCTCAAAATCTACCAAGTAATCATAACCAAAGTTGGAATCGCTACCCAATACTAAAGCATCATTGATGATCTTAGAGATTTCATCGAATGAGCATGTTTGTAGCAAGTCCACAGACTTTAGCATCGCCCCCTTCAGCTTTTGTTTCCTGCAAAACTCAAGTGCCTTGTCTTTAATAAACTCCGAATCCTTAATTTGTTCAGAGACCATAATCGTAGCAAAATAATCTCTTACTTGCTTCTGAATTGCCTCATTCTCTTTTTCAAGATCAGACTTTATAATCGTATTCATAATCTTCTTAGTAGGATGAACACCATACTTCAATCGGTATGCTATTATCTTCGACACAAAAAGCCGAAGATACCCTAGCTCTAAAAATGTGATATCAAATACTTCTAATATTTGATCTGCGAACGGCCTGTCTTCTAACATAAGCAGACATAGCGCCTCTTGGAAACTTTTACCAAAATGGCTAAAATCAGTGCGTTTCATATTTCCCCCTCTGTCCCCTTTAACATAACTCATTTACCTAAACTAGCAACTATTTTTCTCATCGCGATAATAAGATCGATATTGTCCCATTCACCAAAGCCATCTGTCATCATCATTTTTCTAAATTCAGTTAAATTCAGTTCAGCTTCTGTATTCTCTAAAATATAATTTACTTGTGATTTTACGGTTGGTGAAAGTGAAGGGCTGTAGAGTTGCATAAGTCTGTAGTTTTGTTTTATCTTATCTACATTCTCTATTATTCTCTTATGTACTAAGAGAGGCTTCTCTACTCCTTCACAATGTCGTACAATATCTTCTATTAAGTAGTCCTTCTCTTCGCACATAAAAGAAAATCTTTTAGAAATTGTCTTGAGC